CGCGGGTCTTAGCCGCCACCCTAGCAGGCTGCTTGGAGAACTGCTTCCCCGCCCGCATCGCCTTACGCTTGGCCGCATTCGTGGCCGCACGCTCGGAGGTACTGAGGGAAGCCCAAGCCTTCTCGGGCAGATAACGCTCCCCCGTCTTGAGGGAGGGCTTCCCGCTGTACGTGCGCCATTTTTGGCGCGTCCAATCCACCAAGGAACGCTGCTGAGGCTTCAAGACTTGTATCCCCCGCCAGCTTCCTTGTACTCCCGGGCTAGGAACTGACTCTTGCGGGCGCTCCACTCGCCCGGCCTACCACCCTTGGAGCCAGCCAGAATACGGCGATAGATGTTCTTACGCAGGCCGGGGCGTGTGTACACCCCGGCGCTGTTCACCGTAGACTTCTGGGGCATTACAGCGGCGTCAGGCCAGCATTCTGGGCCAGCACCTTGTAGAACGCCTCGTCGCTGGTCCACGTAGCCGTCTGGGCGGCCGTGGCATTGACGAGCTGGGCGGCAACCTCCGCACCGGCAGCGTCAAGGAGCTGGCAGTCAGCGACGGCAGGACCGTTCTGATAGTTCACGTAGCGGACATTGAACTGCGTGGCGCTCTTGGTGCCAGCAGGGGTCCAGACGGAAACGGGGGAGATGGCGATGACGTTATTCATAGGGAAAGATTAGGCGAGGGTCAGGGTGGTGGAGCGAGTGGTTCCGTCCGAACCACGAACAAAAATCTTAAGCGATGTGTTGCTCGTGAGCTCAAAGGTCATCGTGGAGTTTACGACAAGGCTCGGCGCGGTGCCGTTAACCTTCTGAATCAAATTGCCGTTTTCGTCGTAAGTCGCGGCAATCGCCAACGTACCAGCATTCGACGTTTTGATGACCAGTTTGCCGGTGTTGTTGGATGCGGTCGTAGTCTGCGACTCAATGGCCGCAAGATTAGCATCTCCGGTGCCGGTGTAAAGAATGGCGCTTCCTCGGCCTTGCGTTGAATTGGTTGCGCTATTGTTAAGCACCAACTGGTTTCCAACTCCGCCGGTTCCAACGGAAGTGTTGATGACACCGCCACCATAGATCGCCCCCGCCACCCCCATGCCCCCGCTCACCACCAGCGCACCGGTGGAGGTAGAGGTGGAGGCGGTGGTCGAACTAACAGACAAGGCACCAGCCAGCGTCGTGTTTCCGTTGGAGGCAAACGTAGCGACAACCGAACTATTTGTCCACAACGTCAACGCATTGGCTCCGTAGACATAGAGCCCCACGTCAGTTGCGGTTCCTCCATCAATCGCGTTACGCGAACCTAGCAATCCAATGCTACTTCCGTTGTTTTTGATTTGAAGATACGAAGTGGCTCCAGATGCGCTACCATTGACGATCGAACTAGAATTTACCGTCAGCGTCCCGCCCACCGTGGCGTTGCCGCCAAACGTCGGGCTGTAGGCAGACAGCTTCCGCGTGCCGTTCGTCGTCCCGTCTGCCGCAAAGAAGTCGTCAGAAGCCGTGCTGGACGCCGTCGTCGTAAGGTCCTTGATGCGAATGTCTGCCATATTAGGTGAGGGCTATGAATGGATTGGCCGCGCTGTCCACCAGCCGATCACCGGCTGACGTAATGAGCGTAAACTGCACATTCGGCACATTGATGTACGGCTGCCCAATGATGGGCTCAGACCAGAATACCTTGTCAGCAACCATCGGGCTAAAGCCCTTGTAAAGGTTGTCAGACTTCGCCAGCAAACTGGTCTCAAAGACGGTCACAGGTAGTTCAGCTCCTGAATCTCAGCCACCACATCCGTACCCGCCGCACGGATCGCCTTGGCCGCAATAGCCGTCTGCCGGGGCCAATAGGCCGTCGCACCGTCGTTGTACAAGAACCCCTTGGAGGTCGTCGGATTGGTCGCGCCATCCAACGTCACCCGCGCCGCCGCCCCATTGAACTGCACCAGAACGTGCGTCGTGGAGGCATTGAGGGTGAAGTCAACAACCGCCTCCGCCGTCGAACTAATCGTGTTCTGGGCGTGCGTCGTGCTGTTCTGGGGAATCGCCTGCGAGGGCGTGTTGACGATGCGGGCGTTAGCCATATTAGAAGCGGGCTTGAGAGGTTGCGTGACTACGGAAACGAGACGCCACTCGGTTGGCGTTCCGTTGGTTCATAGCGTTTTCCAATTCTAGCACAAGAAGGGACTCGGCGTAGCCTTCCTCAGCCTGAGCCTTGTCGTTTTGCCCATCGTAGCGGAGGAAGTCCGCAAAGGCAGCGTGCGCCCCGTAGTGGAAGAACTCAAGCGGAACATTCTGGTTGGTGGTGTTGTTGTAGTCACCCTCCCACCGCTTCTTGTAGTCCACGTAGAAGGTCGTCAGGCTGTCCGTGTTGGACAACACCCGCGCACCATCATACGTGACCACGAACTCAAACTCGTCCACGCTGTTCGTCAGATAGGGCTGCTGGTCGTAGACCCGAAGGAAGGTATCAATCGAGTTCAGCGTCACCTGATCGAACGGAATGACGTTGGAACTAGCCGCCCGCGCCTCTCCCAAGACCATATACCGAGGCCAATAGGACGACCGGCGATAGGCGTTGTAGATGCGCCGATTGATGAAGCTCCCAATCAACGTCTCCTCTTGCGGGGTCAGGGAAGTATTCCCAGACAACGCCTTAACGAGCGTGAGCAGATTGCTGTAAGTGTCGGTTTGCATTACACCTTATTAGGGCAGAGATGCGGGAACTTCTTCTGGTGATAACGGATGAACTCCTTGCTGTTCACTTCCTTACGTCCGTACTTCGTAATCAGCCGAAAATACTCGTCAGCAGGATAGAACGCCACCGCCTTACCCAAGCCCGGAATGGTGCGATGGCCCTTCCACCGCTGGGCCTCCTGCGCCGCCATAATCTCCTCTTTCTTCTCGTTCGCCTTAATCAGCTCAAACCCAGTCCGAATCTCGCGGATTAGGGCATCCTTCACAGCCCCTTCTCCGGGCAGCGCGGTGATGATTTGCATAAAAAAGGGCTCCCCCTAGTGGAGGAGCCCCATTGTAACAGCCTAGGCTGGTCTTAGCCGAACTTCGCCAGATCGACGATACGGAGGCCAATGACGATCTCACCAGCGGTCAGGGAGGCGACAGCCGAATCCGTGACCTTGATGTAGACGTCCGCCGCCGAGGCCGACTGCTTGACCGCCTGCGTGAGGCCGGAGGTGTTCGTCGCGGTGCCAGCGGTGTACTGGTCACCCGTGTTGAACACGGGAGCCGTCATCGCGTCAACGTCGAGCGCATTGATGAACTCGTCCGGGTCGGCGGAGGTGGTGCCAACGTCGATCACCAGCGTGCTGGAGCCCGCGATGTCCACCGTGTTAGCAACACCGACCAGCTCAACCGCACCGTGCGCCGGGATCGAAGCAATGACCCGCGTGCCACCGTTGCCGATAGCGATCAGATCATTGTAGTCCAGACGGACGTAATCGGTGAAGACGCTGCCCTCATTAACAGTAACTTTAGCCATTGTGATGTCTCCTTGGTTAGGGGTTAGCTCAGGACGGTGATCTTGCCGTGCGCGCCCGGATGCGCCACCTTGAGGGTGCCGGTCCAGTCCACATAGCCACGCTCACCACCACCGAGATTCGGCAGGCGGGTCGAACCGAGGGGGATCAGCTCGCCAACCGCGTAGTACTCGGGGTTGATCAGGTAGCCGGTGTCCTTGTTCGTGGTGTCCGGCGCGCAGTCCGGGTTCATATCCACGATGGTGACGATGCCGTGGTCGGACTGATACTGACCAACGGACAGCTTGATCAGGCCAGAAGCCGAATTGCTGTTGAAGGTACGGATCGGGCCGGTCGAGCTGTCAGCACGGGCGAAGTCGCTGATGACCCGGCGGAGAGCCGTGTCAGCGATCAGGGTGAGGCTGTTCGTCACACCGGACACCCGATAGATCGAGGTGATCAGGTTGTTCAGAACGGTCTCGTTGAACGTGCCGGAGGCGTGGATGGAGCCGGAGGGCGTGCGGTAGTCAGCGGGGACATCCGCCGGACCAGCCGAGTCAATCCAGTCACCGAGGCCGCGCATCGTGTAAGCGACGCCGCCACCGTTCTCAGCCGCACGGTCCTGAGTGCCGAGGAGGGTCTTCTCAACGTCACGCTTCAGTTCCTTGACGCCCTTGAGTTCCGCACGGGCGATGTCCTGCGGGCCAACCGAGGAGACGGCCTGCTGGAGGTCCGACACACGGTAGGACCGGCGGAGCTTCTGGACGTAGTTACCGAGGCGGGCGACCGACTCAAACTTGTCGTCGAAGTCAGTAACGTCAGCGCCTTCGGAGACCGCCGTGGAGGTCGGGGTGGACAGCTTGTCCACGCCCCACTCAACGAAGGTGCCATTGCACTTGAACTTGTCCGCCGTGCTGAGAACGGGGGTCTCAGAGGGGGACAGCATCGACATAGCGTCCTGCAGGTCTTCGCGGTTAAGGGCCGCGCTGCCGGGCGAGGTGGTATCGTAGGTATTCGAGAACGACATAACTAATTAGGTTTTACGTTTGGAGATTTGAGCTGCACGGAGGGCGATGAAGTCGTTGCTGCTTCCTGTTTGTTTAAAGCGGGCTTCCACTTCCTTTAGGGACTTTTCCACTCGGCTATCCACCCGTTCAGAGACGGATGCATTGGTCGAGGGATTTGACGGAGGATTGAGTGACGGCGACTTGGAAGTCGGCTCAATGACTCGGCGGCCATACATAGAGTTGGCTGCGTGAGCGATGAGGTACTCAATCTGCGGCGCGATCTCGGGGACAGCTTCCTTCACGCGCATCAGACGGGGGTCATTGACCATCGCCTCATAGCGTTTACGGGTATCGTTGTCCTCGCCATCGAGCCAACCCAGCTCCTTACGGGCCTGCTGCTTGAAGCTGCCTTCAAGCTGTTTCCGCTGCTCACCCTGTTGCAATTCGCTGAACTGCGCCGGGATGAACTTATCGCGGGCCTTGCGGGCCTTGCGGAGTGAATCACGGATGTCCGCCTTGGTGTATTCCTTGCCGTCCACCGTCGCCGCAACGTCAGTTGCAGAAAGGTCTTCAGCGCGGAACAGAACCTCCTCAGCCCACTCAATGACCTCATCGACCTCCTTGCGCTTGCTTTGGAGTTCTCCGAGATCCTTTACGTTGGCGTAAGGGTTGTTCTCCACCTTCGGCTCGGGGATTTGCTGCTTCGCTTGCGCGATTGCAGCCTCAAGAGCAGCCGCCTTCTCCTCAGCCATTTTTCGTTTGGCAGTCAGTTCAGCGATGCGCTTGAGAAGACCGCTCTTACCCTTTTGGGCAAGCTCGGCAATCTCCTCATCCGTCAACTCGTCAATGTCCTTAGAAAGAACCTCCTTTGGATTCGTTTCCTTGGGCTGAGAATCGCCCTCCTTGGAGGGAGCCTCATCCTTCGGAACTGATTCCTTCGGAGCCGCTTCAGGCGTTACTTCGGCTTTCACCTTGGTACGCTTGGCAATTCGGGAGGACAGGAAATCCTGATCCGTCATTGGCTTGTTTTCCACGGCGGGTTTAGCGTCTGCCGCGTCGGACGTTACGACTTCTGACATAGGATTGTGAACCGCCGTATTTGCGCCCCGGCGAATGCGATGGCCGGAATCCTACCACAGTAGACTTAGTGCTTGACCTAGAGCCCTATTGCTGAGGCTATTAGACGCCCAATGGTGCAAAGCATAGCATTTCGCTGGCCCGGATTCCGGGCGTTCTACCAAGGCCCCGCCCACCGGCGTGGAAGGCAACCCCTTGGGGATTGAGCGAAGATGCGGGTTGGAGCCCCGCTTGGGCACAGATTTATGGACCCTAAAGCCCTAGAAAGACTGCACAATAGCCAAGACTTCCTCGCCTTCCTCCGGGATGTTAAGGGAGGCCGGGAGTACTGGATTCGCCAGCTTCACGACGTGAAGACGGAAGCCCTTCAGCAGATCAGCGGGCGCATCCTCGCGGCAGATGACATCCTCTACAACGCGAGGTACGAGGAACTAGAGGCCCGGTTTACCCGGTTGCATTCAGACCCTGAGTCTGCATTTCGCCCATTTGCGCCGGTTGCGTACCAATCCGACCAATCTGAGCGTTCTGCGCCTGCTGCATCTGGAACTGGTATTGCTGAATGTACTTCTGCAAACGAGCTTGGAACGACTCGTCCGACTGCATCCGCTGGGAAACGTCGGGCTGCTGCACATACTGCTGTATGACCTGCATTGCGACCTGAGCCCCGTTAGGACGGGCTCCGACCTCAATGCCAGCGTAAATCTTGGACAGATCGTCCGTGACCTGCTTGACGATCTGCTGCTGGGCCTCCTGAGCGGGCTGGAGGACGCTATCAGCTAGTAGGGGATTAACCGCCGCAGCCATCACTTCCAGCATCCGGTCCACGTTGATACGACCATTGCGGTCGAACTGGAGGAGGCTGACGAACTGGTTGAGCTGCGCCTCAAGGGTCTCGGGATCGGTCGTCAAAACATCAAAGTTGATGTTGATGTCGAAGTTCTCATTCGGATCGCCGCGACCAAAGCGCACCGGATCAGGGTTCCCCGTAACGCGGAAGA